GCGGATTACCGACGACATTGACGACCAGATTCTTGAGCTGTCTATCGAGGCAGCGTCGCGTGAAATTGACGGCTATTGCGAGCGCGTTTTCTACCAGACGACCGAGGCGCGTGTGTTCGTCCCGGAGGATTCGTTTACTTGTCGCATTGACGATCTCGTGACGTTGACAACGCTGAAGACTTCGACCACCGGTGAGACGTTCGATGAGACGTGGACGGCGACCGACTACCAGTTGGAACCGTTGAACGGTCAGGCTGGTGGGCTTGTTTCACCTGCTACTCGTATTCGCGCTATTGGTGACTTTGTGTTTCCCACTTGGGAGCCGCGGAACGTGAACAACTATGAGGCGACGGTTCAGGTGACGGGGACGTGGGGTTGGTCGGCTATTCCTACTGCGGTGGAACAGGCCGCCCTGTTGTTGACGCTCCGGCAGTATCGCCGTTATGACTCCCCACTCGGTGTGGCCGGCTTTGATGAGATGGGCGTGGTCCGTGTGGGCCGTATTGACCCCGACGTTCAGAAACTTCTTAACCCCTTCCGCAAGGTGTTCATGGCATGAGCCTGGCAGACATTCGCGCGGGCATGGCCACCAACCTGGGGGACATTGCTGGCATCCGTGTTTATGAGGAAGTGCCCGACAGTCCGGCGCTCCCCTGTGCGGCGATCCGTCTAGAACGGGTCACCTATGACCAGTCTTTCCAACGGGGCCTCACCGAATATGGGTTTGTCGTTCAAACTGTAGTGACCCGCGCTACTGTGCAACGTGCCCAACGTAAATTAGATTTGTTTATTGATACGAGTGCTCGCTCGGTCAAGACTGCCATAGAGTCCGACCCTACTCTTGGCGGGGCCGCGTTTGATGTTCGCGTAGAGGAAGTGCGTGACATTAACCCGGTTACAATTGGAGGGTTAGAGTATCTCGCCGTGGATTTCGCGGTGACCGTTTTCGCAGAATAAATTAGGAGTTATTGTGGCCAAGTTTGTGGCTAAGGACTACAACATTGAAATCAACGGCGACGACTTCAGCACGAGCCTGGCCGCCGTCACTCTCAACCTCACCGCCGAGGAGCAGGAGACCACTGCATTCGGCAACGACTACCGTTCGCGGATTAGCGGCCTGAAGGATGCCAGCATTTCGCTGGAGTTCCACCAAGATTTCGGCGCTTCCGCCGTGGACGCTACTCTCTATCCGCTTCTCGGATCTGAGGCGACTGTGGTTGTGAAGCCGACCTCGGACGCTATCGGCAGTGTGAATCCTGGGTTCAGCGCGGTCTATCTTTGCACCGAGTATTCTCCGTTTGATTCCTCAGTCGGCGACTTGGCCACACTGTCAGTCACCTGGCCGATTGCTTCCGGTACTGTAACCCGCCTCGAGGCGTAGTACACTTTCGGGTATGAACCCGATTGAACTTAAAGTTACATTCCTAGACGGCAACGAGGAAACCGTTTCGTGCATTGCCGCCGATCTAGTCGCGTTTGAATCGAAGTTTGATATTTCGGTTGCGCGGCTAGAGGCGGACGTGCGCATCACTCACCTGTTCTTTCTCGCGTGGCACGCTTCTAAGCGGACTGGCAAAACCACGGCCGAGTTTGAGAAATGGGTTGAGTCGGTTTCCGTTGTGAACGAGGCTTCAGCAAAAAAATAGCCGGCCTCGGCGATTCGTCTATGCATTGGACGATTGCGGCCCTGGCAGTTGAAACGGGGATTAGTCCGAGGGAACTAATCGAGTTGGAACCACGCATGTTGTGGACGATTCAGCGTTACCTTGTTTCGCGGGGCCAAGAGTATAGGAAGGCCAAGCGGTAAACTTGTGGGGGAGGAGTCCCCACATGCCCGCATCTTTCCGTATCCCGCAAGCGCGGATTCGACGTCTGCAAAAAGAACTCCGCGATCTCGACAAGGATTTGTATAACGAGATGCGGCGGGAAATGCGGTCTGCGTTGAAACCGGTGGCGGATTCTTTGCATTCGCAAATTCCTTCGGCTCCGCCGATTTCGGGTTTTGCTCGTAATCCGCGGGGTGTGCGGCAGGGGATTCAGGAGCGTGCGCCGTTTGTGTGGAAGCGGCCGCGTCCGAGGATTTCGGTTGGCACTGGTCGTATCCGTAAGGGTTCCAGTGGTACTTCGATTGTGAAGATTGTCTTTAATGACCGTCGCCCGACTTCAGGGTTTTCGGTTTTGGAGCGTGCTGGTACGCAGACGAATAACAGACTGGCACGAGCGATGAACACTGCCGGCTATCCCATTAAACGTGTGGGTAGGGGTAAAGGTGGTCGTTTTGTAATTCCCGAGTTCTATCGCAACGAGGATCGCATTACTGGTATTGCGGTGAAAATGCTTGACAAGTATGGCCGGAAGGTTTCTGTTCGTTTGGCCAGGAGGTTCTAAATGGCAATTCAGCTTCCCATCCTGTCCACGTTCGACAATCGTGGCGTTAAGAAGGCTAACAGTGCGCTTGGTGGTTTAACTAAGGCTGTTGTTGGTTTTGGTATTGCAGCGGCGGGTGCGTTTGCAATTCGCGGGGTGGCGAACTTTACGAAAGAAGCTGTTAGTTCGGCTTCGGATTTGGCCGAATCGTTAAACGCTGTCACGGTTTCCTTTGGTGATGCTTCTGACGCGGTTATCAAGCTTGGTGAGGATTCTGCTTCTCGTCTTGGTGTAGCACAGTCCGCTTTCAACAACGCGGCGGTGCGGTTCTCTGCGTTTGCTGACCAGGTGGTTGGTGATGGTGGTGATGTTGGCGAGTTTATTGATGATGTGACCACGCGGGCTACTGACTTTGCCTCGGTCTTTAACATTGATGTTTCTGAGGCGTTGCAGGTGTTCCAGTCTGGTTTGGCGGGTGAGGCGGAACCGCTGAAACGGTTTGGTATCAACCTGCTTCAGGCTGAGGTGGAGGCGTTCGCGCTTCGGGATGGAATTATCTCGGTCGGCGAGACAATGACCGAGCAGGAAAAGGTGCAAGCTCGTTACGGCTTGCTGATGGAGTCCACGGCGCAAACCGCGGGCGATTTTGCGAATACGTCGGATGGTCTGGCCAACCAGCAACGTATTTTGTCGGCAGAGTTTGAGCAGATTCGTTCGGAAATTGGAACCGCACTGATTCCTATTTTTGAGGAATTGAATGGCTACATTCTGGACAACGTCATTCCAACGTTGAAGACTTTTGCGGAGGAAGACTTCCCGGCGCTTATTGACAATATGCGCGATCGGGCTGCTGAGATTAAACCTATCTTTGAGGAAATTGAGGAACGCCTCCGACAGTCATTCGACATTGACGCAGATGTCGGCATTCTTGAGGCTTTCTTTGACAGCCTAAGTGAACTGTTTGCTAACCCTGCATTTGCGGATTTGCTTGTTGACTTAGTGGAGGGGTTTGTTGAACTTTTGCCAAGCCTGGCCGAGTTGCTGCCGTTGTTGGTTGAGTTCTACCAGGTAGCTATTCCGGCGCTTATTCAAATCCTGCCAGCGTTTACTAATTTGCTTCGAGGCATTGTGGGGCTGTTCGGTAACGAGCCCGGTGGTATGGCTTACGAGATTCCAAAAGCGATTGACAAGCTGTTCGATTTAGACTTTAACCTTCGCCTGTTCCCTGACGCTGCTGACAAAGTCCGCGAAGTAGCAGACAACATGCCGAACTGGTTTGCCACCATGACCGAGGTGTTTGACACGGCGAAAACAAACTGGCCCGAAGCTATCGCGGGAACGTTTGCGAACATCGGTGAGGTTTTCACAAACTCTTTCCTAAGCTTGTTTGGAATCACCGATCGCGGCATGAATGAACAAACCGAACGGGTTGGTCAAAGCGGGCCGGTGCTGTTTTCTACTGCTAACGGTGTGCTGATGCAAATGCTGCAGGGGTTCTTGGGCGCCTGGCCGGCTATTGCAGAATGGTTTGGCAGTATTCCTACCAGGATTAAGAACTTCTTTACCAATCTGCCTGGCGACATGGCGAACATTGGTCGGAACATTTTTGACGGTCTTTGGAATGGTTTGAAGAACATTTGGCCTCGGATTAGCCGCTGGGTGCGCGACAAGGTCAACGATATCAAGAACCGGTTTGAGGATGCTCTGGATATTGCTTCACCCTCCGGTGTTTTCGAGGGTTATGGTGAAAACATTGTCGAGGGTCTGCTTAATGGGTTGAACAGTAACCAGCCGGCTTTGAATGCGACTGTGGATGGTTTGGTGTCGGCTCCCGATATGGGAGCAGCGCCGACTCGTTTCGGTGGTGGTGGCCCGACCTATCAAATTAACGTTCAGGCTGGTGTGGGCGATCCGGTGCGAATCGGTGAGGAAGTCGTAACAGCGATTAAACGGTATGAGCGCGTTAGCGGTCCTGTGTTTGCGAGTGCCTAATGTCTACGACGGTTGAGATTGGTGTCACGCGCGGGTTTGTTTTGGATTCGCCGGTTCAGGGTGTGTTGGACCAGGACATTCTTGGCGGGACGAGTTTTGTGGATGTGTCTGACCGTGTGGCTTCGGTTTCGATTACGCGGGGCAAGAACCGTGATTTGGAACGGTATTCGGCGGGTTCGTTGGATGTGTCGTTCCACAATGAGGACCGGTTTTTTGACCCGGTTGTGGGGACGGCGGTGGACCTTGTGCCGCGTGTGCCGATTCGGGTGATGATGGATGGGACGGCGCAGTTTGTTGGTTCGGTGAACGATTGGCAGTTTGACTATTCGACGGCGGGGAAGTCGAATGCGGTGGTGACTGCTGCG